ATGGGGTTATTCATCCTGTAGGTGCTAGACACTTCGCTGAACAAGCCAGATTTGTACAAGAGTTTACAGCCCTGTCTAACACTAACGCGTTCCAAGTAATGGCTCCACACATCTCTAGCAAGGCCTTAGCAAGTGCTTTCGGCTCTGCTCTTAATGTAGAGAACCTAGGTATCTTTAAAGCTAATGTAGCTATCGAAGAGCAGATGGAACAGCAACGCTTAATGCAAGGCGCTCAGGAACAGCTTGATGTAGAATCTGCACAGGAGCCTCCGCTATAATGAAGAAATCTTGGACTAACGGGCTAGATAAAGATTTAGCCCTAGAGGTTCGACAACACTTTACATCTTCACTAATACTACGTAAACGCTTAGTAGCTATGCTGCTAGAGAAAGATATAGAGTTTAGTCGAGAGGGACGCTCAAAGGGTGGTTATGACTGCCCTAACTGGGCGTATAAGCAAGCCGATTCAATTGGATATTCTAGAGCTTTACACGAGATAATTGCACTGATTGAAAAATAATTTAAATTTATTTTACTTTTTATGTGCATTTTTGGCTGTTTTTCTGGTATATATAAGTATATATAGTAAATCATATAAGACTTCTTAAGAATATATTAATATTGATATTTATTATTAATATCATAATTAATAAATAAACATTAGAAATCTTAAGATAGCTAAGCAACTTTTTAAAGCATTAAGTGAATCTAAAAATTGATAATTACTTTTTCACTTGATGCGTTCTTTTATTATGCGTTAAAAATAAAATTATTTAGGAGTTTAAATGACAGACCAGTTATTTAACGATGAACAACCCAATAAATCTCAGGCAACCCCTGAACAACAAAATACACCAGTTCCAAATTCTAATGACCTGTTTGCCGACCAGTTAGCAGCAATAAAGAATGAAGATGGTGCGCAGAAATATGATACTCCCGAGAAAGCATTAGAAGCTTTACAACATTCGCAACAATACATCCCTGAGTTGAAATCTAAAGTAGATAGTCAAGAACAGGTCATAAATGAGCTAACAGCGAAATTAGAGGCTACAAGAAAAGTGGAAGATATCATAAATCAGCAAACCCCTCCTCAAGGAAATGAGCCGACCAGCCCACAACTTGGACAAGAGGATATCCTGAAGATAGTTACTGATAAGTTAAATGAGCGTACTGTTCAAGAGACACAATCAAGTAACCAATCTCAAGTAAGCAAAGCACTAGCACAACGTTATGGTGACAGCGCCCAAGCAGAAGTAGTTAAAAAAGCTAAAGAGCTTGGAATGAAACCATCAGAGTTAGGTGCTTTATCCAAAAGTAATCCAGCAATGGTACTTGCATTGTTTGGAGAAAAGGTTGGTAATACTCCTGTTACAACAGGTGGCTACCATATCCCTGCTTCACCAGTTGCACGAGAACCTGTTACACGCCCAGAGAAGAGCGTACTATCAGGCGCAACAGCAGCAGAGCAAGCAGCACATATGAAGGCTATCCGAGAGGAAGTCTACCGCAAACACGGCATTACAGAATAGGAATTTTATAAATGCAAATCACGACTAATACTCGTCCGTTCATTGAAGCGGAACAATATAGTTCATTCATCTTATTGAACTTACATGATGGCTTACTGCCTGATTCATTCTACCGTAACGTGACTGACTTCGGTTCAGGCGATACGTTACACATTAAAACTGTTGGTTCTGTAACTTTACAAGAAGCTTCAGAAGACACTCCATTAACTTACAACCCAATCGAAACTGGTGAAATCACCATGCAGATTACGGATTATGTAGGTGATGCATGGTATGTTACTGATGACTTACGTGAAGACGGCAGCCAAATTGACACACTAATGGCAGAACGTTCTGCTGAGAGTTCACGCTCTATCCAAGAGAACTTTGAAACTCGTTTCTTAGCAACTGCACAAGCAGGTCAGACTAACGCTGATGCTAACGTGATTAATGGTTTCCCTCATCGTATTGCTTCTGCAGTAACTACTTCAGGTAAAGAAAATACTTTTGAGTTGTCACAATTAATCTCAGCACGTATCGCTTTCGATAAAGCTAACGTACCTGGTGAAGGTCGTGTGTTTATCTGTGACCCAGTTGTTGAAGCAACTTTGAACAGCTTAGTTACTATCACTAGCGATGTAACTCCGTTTGGTCAGAAGATTTTAGAACAAGGTTTGGCTCGTGGTCAACGCTTCTTAATGAATCTATACAGCTTCGACATCATCCAATCTAACCGTCTACCTACTGGTACTTTCTCAGATGGCACAACTTCAGTATCAAATGCTGTAGCTAACATCTGTATGTGTGTACTAGATGACCAAACTAAGCCAGTTATGGCAGCTTGGCGACGTATGCCGAAGGCAGAGGGTGAGCGTAATAAAGACCGAGCTCGTGATGAGTTTGTTGTTCGTGCTAAGTGGGGCTTTGGTATCCAACGCCTAGACACTCTAGCTGTTATTATTACATCAGCAGTTAAATACTAGGAGATAGCTAATGGCTAATACTTACGAAAGCGGTTCAGGCTTAAACGTGAACAACCACTACGGTGCTCGTGAAGTTGGTGGTACTGAAGGTGTTGTAGGCACTGAAGGTGTTTCTAACGAGTTTATGGAAGACTTAGATAACTCTCAGTTAGGTTTTGGTTTTCCTGTTACTAACGGTCAAGCATACGTTACAGAAGCGGATGTATCCCTTTTGGGCGGCACTATCACTGCAATCAGCATTGGTGGTGTAAATGTAACCGCAGCCACTCCAGAAGCTCCTGTACAGATTCCAGCTGATAACACTGGTGTCATTGTTTACACAGGCTCTAACGGCACAGGTAAAGCGCTAATTAAATATAAGAAATATTCTTTATAGTTAGTTAGATTAAATTAAGGCTGGCTTCGGCTGGCCTTTTTTGTTGGAGATAATTATGAGTGAACATAAAAATTTGACAGGCAACAGCTTACATGAACCTAAAGGTGCAGATGTAGCTACAGTTGGTCAAGTGTATGTGGCAGATGGTAGTGGCAGTGGTGTTTGGACAAACTCCCTAGCTAACGCTTCTAACATAAAAATAGAAAGGGTGTTGGACGGAGCTAGCACAGCATCCTCACAAGAGCCAACAGCTTTGGATACGGCATTACAACTAGAGTTTGGCCCAGCAGTTGGTTCCATATCCGACCCAGCTATGTTATCCTCTGCAGGAGCTTTAACAATAAATGAAGCTGGTACATATAGGTTGAAAATCAGTGCAGCTGTTGGACGAGTAGGTGGCTCTGGCACTAGCGAGGTATACCTAAGAGCTTTAATTGGTGGGACGCAGGTAGGTCAAAGTCTTCACTTTAAACTAAGCAGCTCTAGCGTATACATACCAATTCTAGATGAAGCTTGGTTAACCTTGCCAGCAGGTGTAGTAATCACTTACGAAATACTTAGGGACTCCTCAGGTAATAACTCAGGCGGCCTTTTCCAAGGTATGCCAACCCCAGCAGATTGGAATGATAACCCGAGCGCAGCCATTCGTTTAGAGAGGTGGATAGCCTAATGTTCTTTTAAGGAATTGATATATGAAAATGACACTACTTGAGATAGTACATGACATCTTGTCTGATATGGACGGTGACGAAGTAAATAGTATTGAAGATACATTTGAGGCTACTCAAGTAGCACAGATAGTTAAGTCAACCTACTTTGCCATGATGAGTAATCGTAACTGGCCTCACACAAGACAGACTGTACAGGTATTGCCGTCAGGAGATAGCGCACTACCAACTCACATGAAAGTGCAAGAGTCTATTAAAGAACTCTGCTTTATTAATTATAATAAAGTGAAGTCTGGCGAAACACGTAAGATATACCAAGCTATTAAATACTTGTATCCAGATGACTTCTTACGCGTAACTAACAGACGTAATAATGACAACAGTGATATTGATGTTATCACAGACCCTACAGGCGTAGAGTTATTAATTAAGAGCAACACAGCTCCCACCTATTACACATCTTTTGATGATGAAGCTTTAGTGTTTGACTCATACGACAGTACAGTAGATACAACACTGCAGCAGTCTAAAGTACAAGCACAGGCATACGTAATTCCTACTTGGAGTCAAGAAGATGACTTCATACCAGACTTACCAGAAGAAGCTTTTACAGCCCTTCTAGAAGAGTCTAAGAGTAGGGCAATGCTTAAGCTTAAGCAGGTGCAAGACATCAAGGCAGAGCAAGAGTCTAGTAGACAGCAACGATGGTTGTCACGTAAGGCACGTAGAGTAGAAGGTGGTGTACGTTACCCTAACTATGGCAGAAGAGGTAACAAGCATGGCAAAGACTCAACTTTCAGTAGAGGGGATTATTAATGGAATATAATGGATATAAGATTGTTGGTGATGGCGTGTTTGGCTACAACCATATTAAACCTGTAGGTAAGGGCAGTGTCCCTGCCTCACTACATGTTTCTGACACCACCAAAACTTTCGCTCAGAAGGCTATAGACGCTTATATAAGCATGAATAAGAAGGGTA